GGATGCACAGCAATCTTCGAAGAACAGGTATCTTCCAGTTGATTGGGAAGACGGTAGATGAAGATATCATCAAGGGTCTCTTTGCGAAACGCAAGCCCGGTGAATTCTTCATAAGCGGTGATTACTCGGCCGCTACGGACAATCTGAAGATTGCCGTTACCAAGGTCATCTTTGAGCGGATTTTGATCCGGATGGCCAAGGACTGTTCTTATTCGGATGAAGTCAGTATGCTGACCATCCTTGCTCGGAAAGTACTCTACGAGCATCTCATCTCCTATCCTAAGGAGTATGAGATCGAAGATGTTTTGCAGAGGACGGGACAATTGATGGGCTCACCATTGAGCTTTCCAATTCTGTGTCTCGCAAACCTTATCTGCTGCTGGATTGCGTTATTCAACGAGAAGAAATTCTCTGAGTTGCCCATTTTGGTTAATGGGGACGACATCGCTTTTGCTTGCGATGAAGAACGCTATCGTCAGTGGTCTCAGTCACTAGCCGGTTTTGGCTTTGTGAAGTCAGTTGGCAAGAATTATTGCCATAGGAGGTTCCTAATTATCAATAGTGAACTCTTTGACTCCAAATACACTGAGACTGGGAGATGTCATCTACCTTATTTCGCTTCGGGCCTTTTGATGGGTAGAAGCAAGGTTGCAAAGGATGACGGGCTGTTGGAAGCCCCTCCCGTGGTAGTTTCACTTGAGCTCTGCTTACGCGGCTCTGACAATCCTAACCGGACACTTAGTCGGTTTATGGCCTACAACCACGATAAGGTTGAGAAGGTTACGTCCCGAAAGACGAACCTGTTTCTCCCTATAACGCGTGGGGGTCTTGGATTGAAGCCCTATGGGGCTGACTATCATGTGAGTTTGTGGCAGAGACGCTATGCTAGCTATCTGTCACAGATGTCGCTCTTGCGGACAAATCATTTTGTTCGTGAGGCTGACGAGGCCGGTCAGTGGAAGTCGACTTTCAGACTCCGCTATGACCCTCCTGTCGTAGATTTTACAAACTATGACGTTCCGCCTGCTCTTATTGATGAGCACGGGGAGGACTGTACCGAATCGACTTGGCTTCCGGGACTTACACCGGAGGCAAGGAGATTGTTTCTTGAACATATCTCTCATGTTTCGAAGGATTACCTCGACACGATCAGGTATGACGGTCCCAATGGTTGGCGACGTTGTGATCCGGACGGTAGGACCGTCTGGA